TAGAAAGAGCAAGTAAAGAAAAATATAAACATATGATTCCACCAAAAGAGGTGTTGGTATTAGTAGCAGGTGTTGATACACAGGACGATAGATTATCTATGTCTGTCTGGGGTATAGGTCGTAATGAGGAGATGTATTTAGTAGATCGCGCTAAGATTTACGGCACTCCATCAAGACAGGATGTATGGGATCAGCTTGATGAAATAATACAGACACCATACAAAAATGAAGATGGTAGAAAGATGAATATAGAAGTAACTGCGATTGATACTGGAGGACATTTTACTGAAGAGGTCTATAGATATACAAGAAGTAGAGCAAAGTTAGGCGTTATAGCTATAAAAGGTCAAGCAAAACTAAGAGATGATTCTTTCTTGTCAAAACCTAGACGTATAGATCATTCAAATAAAAAGAAAATAACAAAATTTGGTGTTGAATTATTTCTTGTGGGCGTAAATAGAATTAAGACACTAATGCATAGAAGATTAAGAGAGGCAGAAGTTACAAAAGGTGCATTACATTTTTATCCGACAGTAACAAATGATTATTTTGAAGAATTAACAGCAGAAAGAGAAATACAAAAATATAAGAATGGTTACACCCTAGAAAGAGTATGGGTTAAAAAGTCTGGTGTTAGGAATGAGGCATTAGATGAACTTGTTTATTCTTACGCTTGTCTGCAAAGGTTATATCAAATATATCCTCGTAGAACGATATGGGATTTTATGGAAAAGAAGTATGTAAAACAAAAAGATGAATCTAAAGGTAAAAAGGTTACAATGAAAAGAAATAGATCATCAAATGATTATGTCAACAACTGGTAGGAGGTTATATGTGGATATCTGATATCCCTGCTGTTATAACTGCTGGCACAACAGTAAAATGGCGTGATGAATCTGCAACTGTAGGATTTAACGAATCTGCTACGAGTGCTGATTTTTCTTTAACGTATTATTTAAGAACAAATACAGCAGGTGAAGGTCATACTTCTGTTGGTAGTGCATTTGCAACAGGATGGGAGTTTACTATTTCTGCAACAGACAGTGCAGGTTTTGATGCAGGTGATTGGTATTGGTGCGCGATAGCAGAAAAGTCTGGAGAAAAATATAAATTAGGGCAAGGACAATTTGAAGTAAAACAAACTCTTGTTTATACAGGAACACCAGCAGCGATAGATTACAGAACACAGGCAGAACAGGACTTAGCTGCTGTCACTGCTGCGATTCGTGCTATGGTTGATGATAAGGCGAAAGAATATAGTATTGGTGATAGAACATTTAAACGTATTGAATTACCTTTGTTAATAGCTAGAGAAAGTCAGTTAAAAAGTATAGTTGCAAGTGAACAGAGAGGATCTAAAATAGCGCAAGGTCTTGGAGACCCCAAAAACCTACTAATTCGCTTTTAGGAGGTGTTAAATGTTCTTATTTTTGCTTAAAGGAGACTAAATGGGCTTAAGAAACGCTTGGAGAGGCTTATTTACCTCTAAAAAAGATGCATTTTTGCAAAAAAGACCTCTTAGAAGGCGTGCATACGCAGGTGCAAAAACAGATAGATTAACTGCAAGTTGGGTTACAAGAACAACATCTGCTGATCAGGAATGGTCATCATCTATATCTACATTAAGATCGCGTGTTCATCAGTTAGTTCGTGATAATAACTATGCAGCACAGGCTATAAGATTATCTACTAATCAAATTGTAGGAACAGGAGTGAGATTACAGGCGCAGGTAAAAAAGGTTAGAGGAGGTAAGTTAGATACTCGTATTAATGAACAGATAGAAGGTCAATGGTCTATGTGGGGTAGAAAAGATAGTTGTGATGTTCGTGGCGTGCTTTGTTTTAGTGAACTAGAAAGATTAGCGATAAGAGGAATGATTGAATCTGGAGAATCTTTTGTCATTATTCATAGAAGGCAGTTTGGTAGAAGTAAAGTGCCTTTTGCTTTAGAAGTAATAGAAGCAGATCAATTAGATGAAGATTATAAAGGTGCAACCTTAGAGCCAGGTAATAGTTGGCGATTAGGTATAGAGCTAAATCAATTCAAGAGGGCAGTTCGTTATGCTTTTCTTACTAAGCATCCTGGTGATTCAAACTTTACTACACCTGCTGGCACTAAAAGACATGTAATTATAGATGCAAAAGATGTATTGCATTTGTTTTTACCACAAAGGCCAGGACAGCATCGTGGTATTCCATGGTTATCTTCTACTATCCAACATCTGCATCAGTTAGATGGCATGATTGAGGCCACATTAATTAATGCGAGAGCATCCAGTGCTTTGATGGGATTTATTACAACTCCAGAAGGAGAGTTAGATCCTGGCGGAGAAGTCTTTGATTATGACAGAGTAACAAGTTTTGAACCAGGGCAATTTAAGTACTTAGAACCTGGTTCATCTGTAACGATACCTGATATGGGTAAACCAAACAGTGAGTTTGAAACATTTGTAAGAACTATGCTTAGATCTATGGCATCTGGTCTTGGTTGTAGTTTTGAAGGTATAAGTTCTGACTATTCTCAATCAAATTACAGTTCAAGCAGACTTTCTTTATTACAGGATCGTGACCACTGGCGCACTGTACAACAGATGCTGAAGGAAAACTTTTATCAACCTATGTATGAATCATGGTTGGAGATGGCTGTAATGTCTGGGGCGTTAGTGTTACCAACCTATGAGACAGAACCAGAAAGGTATGAAAAGATTAGATGGGTATGTAGAGGATATTCATATGTAGATCCACAGAGAGAAGTAGAGGCACAGAAAAATGCAGTTAGATCTGGATTTAAGACACTTGGAGATTGTGTTTCTGAGAATGGTGGTGATTTAGATGAATTATTAGTAGCGAGACAGTCAGAGTTAGCTAAATTAGATGAGATGAATATTGTCTTAGATACTGATCCATCTGCCGTAAACAAGTCTGGTGGTTCTCAGTTTAAACCTATAGGTAGCGTAGATCCATTCGGTGATACGCTAGAACCTTCAGGTGAAGATGCAGAAAACGTAGGAGAAGAATCAAGTGGCAACTATTAATGGCACTGAAATAAATCTTATGCCTACAGAAGGCATGAAAGTAGAAGCAAGAAGATATAAAGAGTGGAAAAAAGCAGGTGAGGCAGGTGGCACAGAAGTAGCAGCAAGAAGAGCAACGCAGATATTAAGTGGTAATGAGCTATCTCCACAAGTTGTTATTGAAATGTCTGCATGGTTTGCAAGACATGAGGTAGACAAGAAAGGAAAAGGATTTAAAAAAGGTACAGAAGGCTATCCGTCAAAAGGTCGTGTAGCATGGGCTGCATGGGGAGGAGATGCTGGCAAAAGTTTTTCTGATCCAAAATCCGCTAAAATTAAAGAACTTAGATCTATTACTGTGACTGATTCAGAAAATCGAGCAGCCCCTGATGCTCTAAAAGTAGGTGATTTTGTACGTTGGAACTCTAGTGGTGGCACGGCTAGAGGTCAGATAGATCGTATTGAACGTGACGGAACTATAGATGTACCAGATTCTAGTTTTACTATTACAGGTACTGCTGATGACCCTGCTGCATTAATTACCTTGTATAGAGATGGTGAGGCTACAGACAGAAAAGTAGGTCATAAATTTTCAACCTTGACCAAAATTCCAGCAATTAGATCAATTAACGAGTCTTTCAAACGTGCAGGTGAAACAAAATTTAACAAAGTAGAGGAAAGAATATATGAGTTTCCATTTTCTTCTGAATTTGCAGTGCCTAGAGCATTTGGAAATGAGATACTATCTCACGAAAACGATGCTGCTGACTTAAAAAGACTAAATGATTCTGCTCCTTTGTTATTTAATCATGACACTGACAAAGTTATAGGTGTTGTAGAAAGAGCATATGTTGATAAAAAAAAGAAAAAAGGTGTTTCAAGAGTAAGATTTGCACAAACTGCCTTTGCTGATGAGATTCGCGGAATGGTGTCAGATGGCATTTTAAGGAATGTTAGTACTGGATATCGCATTTTAGAGATGGAAGAACGTGAAATAGATGGAAATAGTGCTTTTGTCGCATCTCGATGGGAGCCTTATGAAGTCAGTATTGTGGCAACACCTGCTGATACCTCAGTCGGCATAGGTCGGTCTTTATTAGAGACTGATACTATGACTATTGAGGAAAATAAGTCTACAATTGACGATAAGCGTACAAACGCAACTGAGGCTTCTGTCTCACCTCCTGTAAACATTATTTCTGAAAACGAAATGACCGATCAACCAAATTTAGAGGTTGTGCGTTCAGAGGCTAAAAAACAAGCTGCTTCTGAAGAACGTACAAGAATAAGAGAGATTACTGCTTTATGCGGTAAGCATGGCTTTGAGGACATGGGCGAATCTATGGTCGCTAATGGCACTTCAATAAACGAAGCAAGAGCAAATGTTCTTGAAAAGTTAGGTGCTAAGTCACCAGAGGTGCAAACTGTTACTCCAGTAGAAAGTCAGTTCTCCGCAAAAGAAGAAACAGAATACAGAAATACAGACTTTGTTTCTGGTGGTATTGCTGCTCTTATAGATGGCAACTGGGATAGACCTGGTGCTGGTTTTGCAAGAGAGCTTTCACAGGAAGTACAACGTCAGGGATATCATCGCAATGCTGGTGGCAAGACATTATTCTTCCCATTCTCTGCATTATCAAAGCAAAAAAGAGCTACATATGTAACTTCTAGTGCTAATACTGGCGGTAATATCGTTGCTACAGATTTAAGAGCAGATGATTTTATCGAGGCATTAAGAAATAACACTGTTATGGTGAATCTTGGTGTTCAAGTTTTATCTGGTCTTGTTGGTGATGTTGCAATTCCAAGAAGATCTGGTGTTGCTTCTACTGGATATTTATCATCTGAGACAACAGCGATTTCTCAAGCAGAATCAACATTTGATCAAATTTCTATGACACCAAAGACTTTAGCAAGTCTTTCAAAATTCTCTAGGAATATGCTTAT